CTCGTATTAATCCACATGTCCTAGTAAAAGATTTGTCAGATGAAAATCTGATAACTCTTAATAAAGCTATTTTGTTTGTTATAAATAAATCATATAACGAACAAGGTGCAACTATAAAAAGCTATTATACTTTTGATGGACAAGAAGGAAATGCTGTTCAAGGATTTGTCGTGTATGGTAAAAGAAAAGATTATAACGGTCATAATGTTATAAAAGAAACTACTCCGGACAAGCGAACAACACATTGGGTTAAAGAAAGACAAATAGTTGGAAATTGATACTAGTAAAATCAAAAAAAATGATGTAATAATATATCAACATTTATATGGATTACATATGATGAAAGAAAACATAGGACTAGTCATTGATGTATTTAGTAATTTTTGGATTGGCAGAAATGAATATTTGATTTTATCAAACAAAGAAGTTAAAAAAATTAATGAAGATATGATAACGTATAGAAAAGTAACTAAAAATGATTAATTCAAAATTAGATATTAATATTGGAAATATAATTGAATACAATTATTCTTATTCAAACGAAGAGTCTAAAATAGGTTTAGTTTATAAAATAGTAAAAGATCTTAATTTTTCTTATATGCTATATCTTATTGACAGTAATAATCAAGAAGACATTGTCCCTTTTAATATATTAGAATATAAAATAATAAACTAAATACTTATTTTTAAAAAAATGGGTAATATAGAAAATATGGAAGTGTTTAAAGCAAGAGAAAATAATTTTAAAAATTTTGAAGTTAAAAATTCAAAATATATTAGTAAGCTTGTAAATATTAAAATACATTATAAAATTTTTTATTTTGAATCTTTTTATGAAAATTGTATAATAACAAGTTTTGAAAAAGTCAAAAAAAAATATCCAGGTTTAAGCAAATATAATAAAAAAGAATTTCATGTGAGTTTTTTATCAAGCGATAATATTTTAAAAAGTGTTATAGTTAACTCAAATGATATTGATGTTTTTATTGAAATGATTTAAAATGTAAATTTAAAAAAAATTTTATATTATTTAAAAAAGGTAAGTTGTTGTGAATAAAAAAAAAGACATATATAAAGAAGGTCTCTTAAAAGGTGATCTAGTTTATTTAAATCATAAAATAGGTTTTTTAAATTATAACATGAATTGTCTAGTTTTAGATAGAAAATATCTCTTTGAAAAAGAAACAAGATTTGGTTTACGAAAGTTTTTTGAATATGAAGTCTTATCTTTAGAAAGAAACAAAATAATAAAAATTAAAACACAAGCTATTAAAGTATTAAAAGCAACAAGAGGAAAATAAATGAGAATAGGAATTACAGGCGAAAAAGGGTTTATTGCAACTAATCTAGCAAAAGAAATAAAGAAACAAAGGCATAAATTTGTCTCTCTTGATTCTTCAGGCTTTGCTAAAAGAACAATGAACTATACAAACTCAGGTGAAGTTTGTGTATATAACAATAACGTTGAAAGCTGGACAAAGCTATTTGAAATAGAAAAATTAGACTGTATTGTACATAATGCTGCTGTAGTAGGAACAGATGTTGTAGCATTAAATCCACACCATTCAATTAGCACAAATATTCTTGGGACTCAAAACATTGTTGAAGCTGCAAATAATTGTGGTATTCTAATTGTATATACTGGAACAACTGTTATTTATGATACATACAAATATCAAGAAATCGATATTTTAGAAAACAGTGATATATTTCCAAGAACAAACTATGCTATTCAAAAATATGCTGGAGAAATGATTGTTAGAAACAATGCTAAAGAATGGTTAGTAACACGTCCTTTGTTTGCTTATGGAGGTGAAGGTGACATGAATTCATTAATTGCTAAGTCCTTATTTGGTATTAAGAATGGAATTGAAAATATTGATATGTTTCTAAATCCTGAAAAAATTAAAGATTATATGCATGTTGAAGACTTTTGTCATAACGTTATGCGTTTAATTAATTCAAACGTTAGAAATGAAGATTTTAACATTACAGCAGCCAATCCTTATAATACTTTAGAAATAGTTAATATGATTGAGGAAATAGCAAAAGTAAGTCTAGAAAGTACTATTAAATGGCATCCAGAAACTGATTACTTAGGAAATCATAGACTTTCAAATGAAAAGTTTATTGACTTTATGAAGTTTTCATATGCTCGAACCCTTAAGCAAGGTATTAGACAATCATGGCAATCAATTCAAGAATCACATGACGATTATAATCCTTTAAAATATCTAGATCAAGCAAAAAATAATAATATTGACTTAAAAGAATTTTTCCCAAAATAATTCAGGGTTATAACCTTAAAGTATATTTATTCTTAAAGGAGTAAATATGCCTAGAAAATCAAATCAAGTTACATTAGTTTGTGAATACTGTAAAACAGAATACAAAAAGCCTTTATCAAGAGCTAAAACTTCTAAGTATTGCTCAAAAGAATGCAAAAATAAAGCAAATACTAAATATGAAATTAAAAAATGTGAAGTTTGTGGAACTGAATTTAAGTCTAAAAGAGGTAAAACTTTTTGTTCTAGAGCTTGCTATTTAAAAAAGAATAAACTTGAAAGAGTTAATCTTAAATGTGAATATTGTGGAACTGATTATCAAAGACCTAAAGGAAGAGAAACTAAGTATTGCAGCAAAGATTGTCAAAATAAAGCACAAAGTAGTGGTCTTCATGAAATTCCTTCAAATGGAAGGTTAGGATTTAGATATGATTTACCTAATAACTATTTCTTTAAGTCATCTTTAGAAGCAGACTATGCAAGATGGTGCGAAGCAACTAATAAATCTTATATATACGAACATAAAACATTTACAGTTCAGTATGATGGTAGAGATAAACAATATACTCCTGACTTTTATCATCCAGACGAAGATAGATACGTTGAGTTAAAAGCAATACGTCGTGATAGAAAGTTTAACTCGAATCTTTTAGCAGCTGACATATTAAAACAAGAAGGTGTTAATATCGACGTTTTATTAATGCACGAGTTTTATACACAAATAAAACAGAGCAATCACTATTGGACTATTGACAATATTGAAAACAAAAATTATCACGGTACAAGACATCTTATTTATTTAAAAAAGTCTAGCTAAAGAATACTTACTATGTAAGTTATTTAGAGTTGATATGAGTTATATAATAAAAGATACATATTCAAATTTTGTGCATAATGTTGATACTTCTTTTGCAAAAGAGGCAATAAGTACTTCGTTAGAGTATTATCCCGGAACAGAAGTAACTTATACTCCGCAAAGTGGTATTAGTAAAGTTATATATGAATGCAGTTTACAGACTTCTTGGAACCCAGACAGTAAATCATCATATATAACTACGAGGCTTCAATACTCTGACGATGGTGGCAGTACTTGGACAACAATTGATTCAACAAGAATATTTGAAGGAATTTATTCTAACACTTCTGATTACGTATGGCTACAATTTCACTGGAAATTTGTACTAGATACATGGTCGGGTGAAAGAAAATTAAGGTTAGCAGGAAGGGCAGGATATTCATTTTCAGAATTTACTATTGGAAAGTCATGGAATGTTAGCTCATCGACAGAAGGTGTAGGTTCATGTCCTCACGTTACAATTTATTCTCTTAATTAGGACAGATAATCATGACATATAATATAGATCAATTTAACTTACTTCAAAAAACAAATAGTCCTTCAACCCAAACAGCTTCTACTACTTACGCTGAAATTACTGGTTCAAAAGGTGCCTTAGTTTTTTCAAGAAACACTTCAACATTTTTATATAAATTTTCTTTTTATTCAGAAACAAAATATAACGGATCTTATACTAAGCCTTTCTTGCACATAAAGTTACAAAAAAGCAACGATAATTTTTCTTCAAACATAGAAGACATTCCAAATTGTATTGTTAATTTTTCAGGAGACACTATACAAGGCATTGATTATCTTTATAAAGTTTGTAATGTCATGTTTATAGTTGAAAACTTAGATTCTCAATATAAACATTTAAGGCTTGTAACCAGATCATATAGTTCAACTTGGAATAATACTTTGCATACAACTTTGCTTTTTGGAGAGGGAAACAGCGCCATATTTTATGAACCAGTATTAGAAATTATAGAGATTTAAGATGTCATATAGATTAAACAATATATTAAAAAATAGTAAATATTTAGTAACTAATCATTCAAGTGTTCAAACAACATCAAGTTCTTCTGGCACATTTGTTACTTTATTAGGTTCAGAAATAAGTTATAAGCCTTCTGAAAATGCATCAAAAGTTATCTATGAAATAAGCTTTTATAGCGAAAAGCAAGGAGTAACTTTTACATCAGCATTTCTAGAACACTATGTTTCAGGAACTTGGTCAGAAATTAATCAAAAGTACAGGAAAAACTGGGGCTTAGGTGGTACTAATACAAATCAAATGTATAGATGGCCTACTTACTGGAGATTCGTTTTGCCTTCCTGGACAGGTGAAAGAAACTTAAGAATAAGACTTGGACATTCTGCAGCAAATAGACAAATTAATTTACACCAAATTACTGATTGGGATGGTGCGGGATCAGTTACAAATAGATTTTGTAATACTAGTTTATTTGTTTATTCTATTTAATTTGTAAATTAAAAAAAATTCTTATATTATAATATAAGGAGATAAATTATGAGTAACAAAGGTTTTTCTGCACTATTAGTTATAATGATAGCAGCAGTTTTATCATTAATATCATTAAGCACAATAAAATTTGGAAAAATATCTTTAAACATATCAAAAGAAAAACAAGTATTAGATACATGTAGCATTTCTTTAGGACAAAATATTATAAAAACAAATGATATAGATCATATATGTTTTAGTGACTTCTTAAACGAGTGCGCTTCTTTGTTTAACACAGAATTTCCAGATTTTGTGTGTGAAGACTTAGGAACTGAATGTGATATAAATAATATTTGTGAAAGAAAGTTTGGAGTATCTTCAACATATAATCCAGGAAGAGGAGAAGTTACAAAGTCTGTAGAAATATCTATTCCAGAAGAAACTCATGATGTTAATCTTGTTGACGCAGCTGTAATTATGTTATTAGATTATAGTGGTTCAATGGGAGGTAATAGAATTGTACAATTAAAAAATACAGTTTCTGAATTTATAAATTCAGATTTTAATCTAAGTTATTCTGTTATTCTTTATAATAGTTCTGTGATTGTTTCTTCGGATATTGGAAATAATCCGCAACACAAACAAACAGTGCTTTCTATGGTAAGCAATAGAGGCCCTGGTGGAGGAACAAATTTTATAGTGCCTCTTAACAAAGCAATACAACAAATTCAAAATACAAATTACGAAGCATATTATATATTACTAATATCAGATGGTTCACCAAATGAAGGTATTGCCCCTTCACAAAACTTTGTTGCTAATAATATACTGAATATTAATAATAATAATTGTATATACTCAACAGTAGCTAATCCTTGTATAACAGTTTATACACTAGGCGTAGATAATGCAAATGTTAATGCACTACAGTCAATTAGTGGAAATACTTTAAGTACAGTTCCTAATGAATTTTCTTTTATTGTAAATGCAAATCAAGTAGAAGCAGCATTTAACGCAATCATAGAAGAAATAATGTGTAGAATAGGTCCAGTTATTGCTGAAGGTGATTTAAACGTATTTAATAATGAACAAATTTTAGAACAGGGAATTGACTATATTTATGATGATCTTTATAATATTTTAAAGTTTTATGATGAAGAACCTTTTAATATATGTACAAATATGCTTAATAATAATGCACAAATTACTTTAAGATGGGGCAAAACTAAACTTTATATAAACGAATAATAAACAATATAAATTTGTTACATAATTAACCAATAAATAGGAAATTATATGACTTATTTAGTTAGCTCTCAAAAAATAAAAAACATAGTTAATTTAGTAGACAATACTTTTAGCACATTCTGTTTAAGGTTAAAATGAATAAAAAATATAATGAAAAAGATATTGAATTTGCTTCGCAGTTAGATAAAAGTGATATAATTGATATTTTCTATTATGGTATATTAGTAAAAGAAAACTGCTTAATTCTTGAAACAGTTCAAGATAACTATTTTTGTAAAGGTTTGATAGTATATTTAAACGGTTTTTCTCGAGAAACAATTGATTTAGAAAATCAAGATGGTTTATGGATTAAAAAAATTAAATATTAAAATCAATTAATTATTAATTTGATATAATAAAAATAAAAAAGGATTATTATGTCAAAATGTTTAATTGTGTTGGATCATAGTTTTAGACTTAATAGTCTTATGTTGAAGTTCGCATTTTCCACTTACAATAAAGTATCAATTGTTTTTGTGTCAAATTGGTATTATAATAAAAAAGCAAAGAATTTATATCTCAACAAAGATACGTCTTTTTTTGAAGAATCAATTAATTATTTTTCTTACAAGTTGAATAAAAAGTACAACCAAGACTTATTTGTTTTAAAATCTGAAGATCCTGTTAATGAAATCGAAAATTTTTGTATAAAAAACAGTGTAGATAATATTATTTATGATTTACCTCTATTTTCAGATAAGTTAAAATTTACTGGTAAAGTAAACGTTATTGAAATTGATAATGATTCTTATATATCTGAATGTAGTAAAATGACAGCAAAAAGTCGTTGGACATATTGGGATAATAATCGTTTAAAAAAAGATCAAGTTTTTATTAAAGAGCAAAATATTACTTTTTATAGTTCTATTGGAGAAAAATATAAAACAAATGTTAAAAAAGCTGAAGCAACTTGCATGATATTAAAAGATAGATTAAATAAATTAAAATTTATTATTGAAAACTATTCTTTAAAAAGAAACTCAAGAAATGGAAGCTCTCAACTTTCAAAATATCTTCATCACGGAGTTATAGATTGTAGAGAATTAACACACGTAGTTTTGTCACAAACAAAAAATAAAATCGAAAAAGATAATAAATTTATCCCGTTTCTTAGGCAATTAGCTTTTAGAGAAATTTGTATTAGAAAAACTAGAATAAAAAAAATTAGTCTTTTTGATAGTACAAAAAACCTGTGTGAAAAAATACTTGATGACTCATCTTTAAACAATATTTTAAATAATAATTTTAATGCTGTTTTTACAAAAGAAGATTTATTTAATGGAAATACAGGAATAGAAAAACTTGACTCAGAAATAAAACTATGTATTAAAAATAGATGGATGCCAAACAGGGCAAGAATGTGGTTTGCAGGAGAATGTTATTGGGGATTAGGTGGAGGTATTAAATCTTTAGAAATATTAATAGATTTTTTCAATACATACTGTGATGATGCTCAAAGCCCAAATAATACAATAAGTTGTATCGAAAGTTTTAGATTACAATATGGTAAAGTTATGAAATTAAACGAAGAAAGAACTTTTAAATTATTAAACAATTAAGAAAGTATTAACTTAATATACTTTTTTAATGTTGAATTTTCAAAAATATAATCGTGATTTGAATAGTATTTTTTTTGATAATAAGTAAGTTTTGGAAATAGTGATTTAAGGATTTCTTTTATTTGATTATATTCTTTCTGATCTTTATGTTGAGAAAAGTCAAATTCTTGTAATATACATTGAAGTATTGAACCATGCTGATCCATATAATTCAACTTAGAAAGAACAGTAAGTATTTTTACTATATCATTTAAGTTTAATGAGTTATGATAGTACATATTAGATTCTTTATTCGCATTGTTAGAAAGTATTAACTCACTAATATACTCATGAGGATCATTAGGGTTTTCTATAAAATAATTTATCATTTCATCTTTAAAGTTAGATCCAATTAAATCAAAGTTTTGATGATCACATAAAAAGCTAATCATTATACAAAAATAAACGTTTGCATGTTCTTTGTTTTTATAAGTTTTACTTAGTTTACTAATTAAGTCATCAAAATCTAATTTGCTAAATATATCATTTCTTTCAAGAATGCTAAAAGGGAGCGGCGCATCATAATATATTAAATCATTATAAATTAGTTCTTCTTTATAATTTGTAATTATGTGATTAATTACTTTTTTCTTATCTGTATGTTTTAAATAGTTTGCTATTTCTTGATTAACTATATCTTTTCCAAGTCCTTGCGAATTCATTTGCTTTTCTATTCTTAAGATTTGATCTAGAGTAGCTTTTGAATATATCTCTGCAAATGATGTTTCTTTTCTACTGCTTACTCTGTTTTCGATTAAGTCTAATATGTTTTTATCAACTATTCTGTTTATTAATTCAGCGTCTATAGCTTGATTAGCAGCATTGACTGTCGATCCTCCATTTTCTTCCAATATAGCTTCACCTTCGCTTACAGTATATGATAAACAAAGTCTTCTATTAACAGAATTATCATTATCATAGTCTGCAGTTATAAAATAAAACATATGTAAATTACCTGCGTAATTTGGAAACATGTTGTTTCCAGTAGAAACTCCTGTGCACCAACCACTTCTTCTTTTCTGATCAGTCTCTTCTGAACCATCAGGTTTTCCATGAGTCCATGCTATTGAACCTTGTATTGTTTTAGGTTCAATTACAATCCAATCGCGACCACTATACACAACGTCAAAGTCTTGATAACTACCCACTATAGGTTTCCCGCTTTGGTATGCACATTGTTGTCTAACTTCATTTTTATTAAAACTAATTTTAGAATCTATTTGTTTTCTAAGCTCATCAATAGAAATATTACCGCCACCTATTAAATCCTTGATTTTTGGTCCTGCCGATTGATAAATTTTTTCATAATGAAGTTTGCAGACATCTAATATTTCTTTAATAGGCTCTTGAGTAGACCTTAGTTCATTTTGGATAACTTGAGTATATTTTGTAATAAATTTATTATTATTCCAAAATTCTACAAAGTATTTAATTTCTTTTTCAGATCTTTTATTTTTTTTTAGAGTTTGAATTAATTCTTCTTGAGAAAAAATTCTATTTTCATTTAAAAATATTTTCCATTTACTTAACGTCTTTTTAAATTCTTTTCTATTTAATTTGCTCACTAATAAAACCTTTTTTAATATTATATATGTAAATTATTATCAATAATAAGGTCGAAATAAAAGAAGTTGTATGCAATTTTCTTCTTCTAAAAATGTGTTTATATCGTGTAAAATTTTTTTTGTTTTTGTTTTGACGATGTTTGCAAAATCTTGCTCTTCTTTATCGATAAGATTTTGATTTTGAGAAGAAAGTGGAGTTAAAAAATTGTTTAAGTTTTCAAGACTTTCTTGAATATCCACTTTTCCATTTGATACTTCTATAATATACATGTATAAAAACACAATATAAGTAGCTGTAAAATCTTCACCACTCTGAAAAAAACCATGATTTTCAAACTTAAGAAAAGGTTTTAAGTTTTCAAAAGAAGTTAAACGTAACATGTCAAAAGCTGCTGCAAAAAGAATTAAAAAATATAAAATGTATTCTTTTGGCAATGGCGGTTTTAGAGAGGACATAAATCTTTATGTTAGAAGTAATTGGGAAGCTAACTTTGCTAGAGTATTAGAGTACAATAAAATAATATTTCAATATGAGCCAGATACATTTGAAATATCTGGAGGCATAACTTATACACCAGACTTTAAAGTTGGAAATATATATTTTGAAATCAAAGGTTATATGAATAGTCGATCAAAAGAAAAAATTTCTGCATTTAAGAAGTCACACCCAAACGTAACTTTAGCAATAATTTCAGGCGATGAATATGATTTTCTAAGAAGATCTTACTCAGATAAGATTTTATGGGAAGGTAAATAAAATACGTGTAAATAATAACATTGTATTTTATAATAAATCAAATTTAAACATATTAAAAAGGTATATAATGAATAATACATTTAACACAGAAAGGAGGTGCCTAGAGAAGGTTGAACTTGATATGCTTAGACCCGACAGATTCGTTGGTTTGCATGCCCATTCAACCTTCTCCTAGGTATCTACATTTGATGGATTAGGCTATCCTGCAGACCATATTGACTTTGTTTTGTCTGAATCTCAAGGTATGGATGCTTGGGCACTAACAGATCATGGTAACGGTAATGGTCTTGCACACGCTCATTCCCATGCAGTTAAAATGCAAAAAGCAGGTCGTAGCTTTAGACAAATCTATGGCGTCGAATTCTACTTTGTGCCATCTTTACAACAATGGTCAACAGACTATGCTGCACATAGACAAGCAATTATCGATGCTAAAACTGCAGCAGCAGCTGAAAAGAAAGCAAAAGAAAAGATTGATATCGACGCTGATGATGAGGCTGGAGGTCTTGTTGTTGAAGACGAAGATGAAACTAAAAAGATTGATGTTCTTAAAGATGAATGGAAACGACGCTATCACTTAGTAGTTACAGCTCGTAATCAACAAGGTCTAAAGAATCTATTCACACTTGTTAAAAAGTCGTACAAAGATGGATTTTATCGTTATCCTCGTATTGACTTTAAAATGCTTCAAGAACATGGCGAAGGATTACATATTTCTACTGCATGTCTTCACCCGGACACAACTTTACAAACTTCAGCAGGAAGTTTATCTATCAAAGAAGTTGTAGAAAGATTTAATAAAGGCGAAGAAATCCAAGTTCTTTCTTATAATGAGTATACTAGTAAAGCTGAATTTAAAAAAGTAATCTGGGGCGACAAAACCCGAGAAGGAGCTAAGCTTATGCGAATTAAAGACAAAGAAGGAAACGAAATCAAACTTACACCTGATCATCGTGTTCTTGTTAAAGACAAAGGGTGGATTAATACAAAAGATATTACTAAAGGCGATATAATTATTAATATAAACCTCTGAAGCAGAATATATAGTATTTGTCTAGGAGGTTAATACAGTGAAGACAAAAAAAACAAATATATGGAAAATTAGAGAAGAAATACTTTTTTCTTACTATACAAGAGAAGAAATACAAGGTTTTATTGACAAACTTTACTCGTTTTCGATGTTATATCAGATGATTCATCGTGATAATAAAAAATGTTTTAATGAACTAAACATATCACAGCAAACTTTTTCTATACTTTTAAAGGATAAAATTGGTTTTAAACTGCATGTAGACAATCAAAAAACTTCAACAGCATTTAGAAGTCAGTTTAAATTTCCAAAAAACACTTCAATTGAAGAAATTGAAAGTTATTATTTAAAGACTTCTTTGAAAGGTCAAAAAGGAACAGTTAAAGCTAGAAAAAAGTCCAGTAAACATTATAACCAAAAACAAACTTTAGATTATTGGATAGAAAAAACAAAAAATATTGAAGCTGCAAGGGAAAGTTTATCTAACTATAAACGATCAAATTCTCCATTTTGTATTGAGTTTTGGCTTAAGAAAGGATTAAGTAAGGATAATGCAAATGCAATAATTTCAGAAAGAGCTGTTAAAGGTGCAGTTGGTGCGCTTAAAAAAACATCACAACCTAAAACAGAAAAAAGAATTGAAAGTTTATTAAAAGAAAACAACATTGACTATTCTATTCAATATCGAATTAATTTGATAAAAGATGAATCTTTATACAATAAAAGATGCTACATATATGATTTTTATCTGCCAAAGTTTAATTTAATTATTGAATGTCATGGTCTATTTTGGCACGCACACCCTTCATTATATAATGAAAATAGCATTCTTAATTTCCCAAAAGGAAAAATAAAAGCAAGTGATATTTGGAATGCTGATTCTTACAAAATGAAGATAGCAAAAAAAAGAAAATATAACTATTTAATTATATGGGAAAATGAAATTGATAATACAATTAATTTAATTAATGAAAGTGTAAATATTAACTAATTGTATTATATTCTAATAAAAAGGAATAATTTTGAAAGACATTCAAACAAAATATATTGAAGTTGAAATTATTGAAGAAATAGATGAGACTTCTGACGTTTACGACATTACTGTTGAAGGTAATCACAATTTTTTTGCTAACAACATTTTAGTTCACAACTGCCTTGGCGGTATCTATAGTAATCGTATTCTTCGCGGCGAAGTTCATGGACACAGTCGAGATCAAATTCAAGCTGAGCTATCGAACCTTACTGATAGGTTTGTTTCATGTGTAGGCGAAAACAACTTCAAGCTTGAACTTCAATTTAATAAGCTTGAAAAACAGCACACTGTAAATGACTACCTTATTGAACATCATAAGCTAACAGGCATTCCTCTCATCTGTACAGCTGATTCACATTATCCAACAGCTGATAAGTGGCAGGCACGTGAGTTATACAAAAAACTCGGTTGGTTAGGAAAGAAAGATGGTTTAACTTTACCAGAGTTTGAAGATCTTAAATGTGAGCTTTATCCTAAAAACGCTTCACAAATGTGGGATGAGTTTCTTGAAGCATATCCTACATACGATTTTTATAAAGGTAATGAAGAACTAGTTCGTGATGCAATTAATAGAACACACGATATCGTTTGGAATGACTTTGAAGATACTTGGGTAGATACAAGTGCTAAGCTTCCAACGATTAGTGTTCCAAATAAAACACCATTTCAGCATTTGTCTTCTCTTGTTAAAGATTCTTTAATAGCACATGATTTGCATACAAATCAAGAATATGTTGATCGTGCTAAAGAAGAACTATCAGACATTAAATACCTTGGTCATGAAGCTTACTTTATTACAATGTATGAAATATTTAAAAAAGCTGAACAAAAAACATTGTTAGGCCCAGCTCGTGGTAGTGGTGGTGGCTCTTTAGTTAATTACTTACTTGGTATTACACAACTCGATCCTATTCCTTATAATTTACTATGGTCACGTTTCTTAGGCCGACATCGTGTATCTTGGCCTGATATTGATACAGATGCTGGTGATCGTGATGAACTAATTAATGCTGCGAGAGAACTATATGGTGATGATGCTGTTATTCCTGTTTCTAATTTTAATACCCTTAAGCTTAAGTCTCTTGTTAAAGATATTGCAAAGTTTTACGATGTTCCGTTCGACGAAGTAAACAAGATGACCGGTCCTTTACAAGAACAAGTTATGCAACAGGCTCGTGATGAAAATCAAGAAAAGTCTGTATTTGTTCTTAAGCACGAAGACTGCATGCAGCATTCAACAGAATATCGTGAGTTTATGGAAACATATCCAGAGGTAGAAAAACATGTATCTTCACTTTTTATGCAAAACAGGGCAATTGGTAGGCATGCTGGCGGTGTTATCATAGCTGATGCTGATGAACTGGCACAATCTATGCCTATTGTTGGTGTTCGTGGTGAATTACAAACTCCTTGGACAGAAGGTATGAACTTTCGTAATCTTGAAGATAATGGCTTTCTTAAGTTTGACTTCTTAGGATTAACACTTCTTAAAGATGTAGAAAACTGCATTTATCGTATACTTAAAAAACAAGGTAATCCTAATCCTACATTCTTAGAGGCAAAAGCTTTCTTTGACAAGCATCTTAATTGTAGGTTTCATGAACAAGATGATCCAGATGTTTGGAAACATGTTTATCATGAAGGACATTTTGCAGGTGTTTTCCAGTTTACTAATCAAGGTGCAAGACAGTTTTCTTTAGAGGCACAACCTGAAAATATTGAAGAATTAGCAGCACTTACAGCTATTTATCGCCCTGGTCCTCTCAAGGCAAACGTACATAAAAAATATGTTAAAGCAAAGCAAAACGCAGATCAAATTAAATATGATCATCCTATTATTAAAGAAATCTTAGGACCAACCTTTGGCTTTGTGACATTTCAAGAACAGTTTATGCTTTTAGCACAAAAGCTAGCAGGCTTTAACCCAGGTGAAAGTGATAAGCTTCGTAAAACATTGGTCAAAAAATCATTAGATACTTTACATTCAAAAGGCTCAGAAAAGGCTATAGCTCGTGATAAGTTTATTAAAGGTGCAAAAGAGTTAAATGACGTTCCGGAATCTGTTTCTTCTAAATTATGGTCAGAAATAGAATTCTTTAGTGTTTATGGATTTAATAAATCACATGCCGTTGCATATGCTATTGACTCTTATTATGCAGCTTGGCTTCATACACACTATGAAACAGAGTGGTTAGCAACAATCCTTCAGTCTGAAAATGGTAATCCTAAAGGTATGTCTAAAGCTATTTCAGAAATTAAATCATTTGGTTATGAAATTGCAGCGATCGATATTAATCACTCTGGAACTCAATGGGAATTCTCACAAGCTTTACAAGCTTTTGTTCCTCCTCTGACATCGCTTAAAGGAGTAGGTGACAAAGCTGTTGAAGAAGTATTTGCAAATAGACCATATAATAATTTAGAAGATCTATTTTATGATGCAGAAGGTGTGTGGAAGCATTCCAAGTTAAATAAAACAGCGTTTTCTTCGCTAACAAAAATGGAAGCATTTAAGTCTCTCCAAGAATTTCAGAATAATGAGCTAGATAATCACAAACAAATGCATGATTTGGTTCTTGATAACTATGCTTTACTTAAGAAAGGTAGATTTGGAATGACAAAAACTGCAATAAAAAGAGCACAAAAAAATGATGAAGAAATCACACCAATTGTTGAAGATTTAATGTCAAAATATAGAGTTATTTCTGATTGGTCTCGAGGTGAAAAAATAAAGAACTATTTTGAACTCAGTAATGATGCAAGTGATGACCTCCTATTTCCACCTAAATTATTAAAAAAGCTAAGCGAGAAGCAAATTGGTAGTATCTTCGATATACCTTCGGGCGAAAGAGGAATTGGTTGGTTTACTGTAACTGAAGTCATTAAGAAAACAACTAAAAATGGTAAGGCATTTATGCGTTGGAAGTGTGTTGACTCAGATAATCGTAGCGGTTGGCTACGTGTTTGGGGTGACATGGAAGGTGAAGTTGAGTTCAGTACTTGGCTTGCTGATGTAAAGAATGATTCTGGTTGGGGTATGTCGTCTAGCCTTGCTAAACTTAAAAAGATTAACGCTTTTGATTAATCAATGTTATTCTAAAACATGATTTTAAATAGTGTAAAATTTTTATTTTTTGTTTAAAATATAAAATAAAAAGGAATTAAATTGAGATTTTTTAATATTAATATTGAAGGTCCTGATTGTAGTGGCAAAACTACTTTATATAATAAATTACATAAAGCAACAAACTTTAAATACAATATTCAAGACAGAAGTTGCATGTCTATGTTTGTTTATTCAAAGTTATATAATAGAGAAGATTCGTCTGTTTGGTTTGATAAAATCTTAGACGATCTCAAACGACTTGATACTTTATATATAGTTCTTTTACCTTCTGAAGATTGTATTTTGAAGCGACTTAAAGTTAGAGGTGATGAGTTCCAAGATAATAAATCAATCTTAGAAGTACGTAGTCACTTTAGAAATCTTGCTAAAATGGGTTTTGGTTCTTTTCCAAACGTTTTAGTTTTAGAAGAAGAAGATCTAGAAGGTAATGTCAATAAATCTCTTAATTTTATAGAATCTTTAAATGATATGCCGGGTCAAGAATTAATAAAGTCTTTGGTATACTGTAGTGGCAGAAATGAGCTAGTTGACATACAATGTAAAGAAAAAGTAAATAGAAGAAATTTAGACTATTCAATTTTAAACTTTCCTCAAGAAAAAAAGTATTATGAAAAAATAGAATCAGAAATTACTAATACTCTTTTTAAAGAGTTTACAGGCTTAAACGAACACAAAACTCCTCAAAAACATGATAGCAGAAGATTTATTTATACAGATAATAGTTGTATATCAATGATTCATGCATTATGGAGAAGTAATACTTTAAACATATCAGCAACATTAAGATCATCTAATGTATCAAAAACTTTATGGGCTGATTTTGAGTTTTTAAAGATACTTAGCGTAAAGATTGCTGATGAAATGTCTTTACCAGAAAATTGCGAAATTAATTTAACAGTAAATGTAAGATCAGCACATATAGTTCCTTAGGAGTTTTAAGTGAATCCACAGTTTACAATTTATACAGGTCCTATGTTTGGGTCAAAAACAACAAGATTAATGTCAGATATTGACAGAGCTTTGTACAAAAATAGAAAAGTAGTAGCTTTTAAAGCTAAAAAAGACAATAGATACACAAAAGAAACAATTAGTACACATACCGGCGCAACTTACCCGGCTTTTTGTATTGATCATGCTGATGAAATATTTTGTTACGTTACAGAAGAAAT